ACTCCGGGTTCTTCTGGAGCTCTCAACATTCAGAGCTCCTCGACCTTGGTCTCGTCCTTGAAGTTGGACTTGACCGAGGGTGAAGTCGACATATTGGACTTGTCTCAACGCGTCGTGGTCTACAACATTACACCCAATAATTTATTGATTGAGATTCCGGCTATCGTTCCGGTGGTCCGCCGAACTTTATTGGGCTCGCACCACTTTCACACGGACGGGACGTTGTCGCCTCCGGTTCCTACAGCCAACGGCATTTGGGCTGGTTCTTTCTTCTTCAACCCAGACGGATCGGAAGGGCAGTTCACTGTAACGAGTCAAGTCGCGACGTTGAATCAAACGATTTCCAGAGGCTCGGTCTTGACGAGTCTCACAGTCTCTAGTACGGCGTTACTCCAAGCTCAATCGGGCACATTCATGCTGAACTTTGGTCGAAACACCCAAGAAGTTCCCATCAAGTACCGCGGAGTACCGAACTCGAATACGATTCTGATCGATCCCAGTTACGTGTTCGAACACGACCACGCTGCGGGCGAGGTAATCAACGTAATTTCTTCGAAGAACTCGTTCACTCCGAACAAAGACGGGCACGACCTCGCGATTTACTTGACTTCACCAGCGGGCGCTCGCAGCATCGTGCAAGAGATTCTGGCGTCCCTAGCTGCGGCGGGTATAGTCGTGGACTTCGACATCTTGGCGCCGACCTACAAGTACATCATCGACAACCCTTACATCTCTACCGACGACGCGCCGAGTTCCGACTAAAAAACTCTTCGTGTCTCTTCTCAGCTACTTCCATCGCACTCAAGATTCTGGCCATCTCGAACAACCCGTTGCGGTTGGCCAACGCCGCCAAAGTATCGTACTGTGCGACCGCAAACGTCTCCATGATCTTGGCGCCCCAGTCCGTAGCGAACTTGGGTGATACGTAACACGCGTAAGTCACTCCACACCCGACCATCCACATTGCGAAGTCCAAGAAGAACGATTGACGCGCGTTCAACAGTCTGAGCATAGCCAACAACGAAGCGCGGTGTCCTAGTTCTTCCATCTGAATGATTCGGATGTCCAGACGACGGGGATTACTGGTCGGTTTTATAGTCCGCCAGTGACCCTCGTAAGCGTGATAAGCTCCCACTTCGATAGCGTGAGCTATCCGCAACATGTGGATGAGCTTGGCTCGTTCTTCACTCATTTAAGACTCCAAGTTATCTCGATACTGTTACGTAGGCCTCTGGATACTCCGTGCAAGCCTTCAAGTACCGTTCTACCCAAGGCACGAAGTTCTCGTACATCCCCCAACCGTTAGGCGAATTGAACTTCTCGAAATGCTCGCGGTCGGCTTTCATTTTAGCCAATCCTTCGGCGAGTGGAGCTATGAGTTGCGCGGCTTTCATGATACCAACTTCATCTGGACGCCACAAAGCTTCGTATATCCCAGCTTCGCTGGCCATCTTACTCAAATTGTGGGTGATGTTGGCATCGAAGACAGTCTCGCCCGCAGCGTACGGTTGCGCGCAGTGCGGACAATCTTCGGTTCCCTTTTCAATATGAAGATAAACATCTAAGCTCATGCCTTCTCCTTTTGAGTGGAATGAAATTCAACGCACGAACAACAAACTGTCTCAGAGTCCTCGAAGTCGTCCTTGGTGCCGTAGAGATCGCACGACTCGCACTGGAAGTATTCTGGTTCGTATCCGACAGCGTGTTCTGAACACTGACAACAAATGCATTCTCTCATCATTTTTGTGTCCTCTTAACCTTCGCAGCGCAGTGCGGACAATAAGAGAACCCCGCGATCACCGGCAACCTACATTTTGGGCATCTCATTGATTCACCAATTCTTTCTGGGTTGAGAGACTTCAAAACGAGAGTTGCAAGTGGACTTAACCGTTCCCGAATACGTGCAGTCGCGCGAGCGAACGGTGCGCATTCCGGAGCAAGCCACGGTCAACATCACGAGTAATATTCAAGTTTTCACGCGACCACCTTTACAGATTGGTAAGGGATTTGATAAGTTCCGGTGTATCGAGCATTCGCTAGACCACCTAGCATCACGACGACGTGAGCGGTCCATTTTGACTCATCATCGGTGTGCGGTTTAAACGGCCCCTCGACGGTCACGATACGATCGATGAAGCCGCGAAGTTCTGTACCGTCTTCGTGAGTGAACTCTACCACTGAACCTAAAAGGTTATTCGCATTCATTTGAAAGTCCTCTTGAGGTGTCTCACTTGTGTCCGCGCTTCCGAACGAGTCGAAAACACGTAGTGAAAACCAATGATCTTCCAGAAAAATCCGTTTCCGTACGGTTGTTTGTAAATCTCGAACTTCACAGTTGCTCCCTGGCGTTAAAGTTGATTTTCAGTTTCGTCGTCCGAGAAGAACGACTCGTGCCCGATCTGAGCTGCGTAGTCTTGCAACGCGTCCAACAAGTTGTCTACAGATGTCCAAATGGAACCTGCAGCATCTTTAGTGAGGGGATCTTTTTCGATGCGTTTGGCCAAGTTTGATAACTCAGCGATTTGTTTTCGAGTGCCGCGAACCGGTCCAACTGAATCTTTGTGGGCTTATTCATGCATCACCAACCTATGATCTAATTGTACTACTCGACTTGACTTTTGCAAATAGCTTATTTTTATATGTAATATCATATACTTAAGTGGTTCAATTGCGACGATTTCCCCACAATTGGGCTCCGGGAGGTAAGTTGAGCGCTAGTTGGTATAATTGGGCTAGATTTGTAGATTCATAGGGAGATCTTCCACTTGGCCATCCTCTCAAGAGTAAAGATAAGTCCGCAACAGAGATTTGATCTCGAAGACTTCTTAGCCGAACAATCCGCTATGCGCACGGACTCGCTCCTTTGGATGCAGAGTTCCCTCTCGCAAATCAACTTGATTTTGTCTGGGTTCACGGTTTCGGGCGTCGGACTCCAGTCCGCCACCATCGCGATGTCTGGCGCGTCCCTCATCGTTCCCCAGAATCAGTTCGACTTCTCTTACTTCGTGGCGGCACCTTCGCAAGCGAACTTGACCGTAACTCCGACTCAACTTACGGCCGGCGTCCGCAACTACGTCGAAGTGAACCTCTCGACCATCGACGCGGTTCCACTCACCAAAGCCTTTTGGGACCCGAACGCCAATTCCGGAGCCGGGTCTGAGTTCTCCCAGACCGTCAACACCGTCACGGACTTGAACGTCAACATCGTGACCGGTACGACTGGATTCTCCGGTTCACCCAATAATTTGCCCATCGCCATCATCGACACCGACAACACCGGCGTCATCAAGATCATCTTAGACCGCCGCTCGATGTTCGGTCGGTTAGCCAAGCCGAACAACTTGGCCAATCAATACTCTTGGGGCGCGAAGCAAGAACCAGTCTACGTGATGACGATGACTTCCACTTCGGGCACATTCGTGGCCGGGGAGACCATCAACGTCGGGTCTGAGACTGCCACGGTGGTATCGGGCGGAACGTCTTCCATCACTTTTCAGAGACCCTCGGGCATCAATTTCTCCGCGGGCGGTTCGGTTTCGGGTACGACTTCGTCGGCCACCGGAACGATCGCCACGATAGCCGAGTCCTTCACCGGCGTCGATAAGTCCTTGTCTGGACAAAAGAACATCAACGACGCCATCATGACCGAGATCATGAACATGAAGGGCACCGTCGCTTGGTGGTCCAACGCGAACAACTCTTTGAACGGTCTCACGAACCAACACAACTCGATGATGGTTCAGTTCACGCCCGGAGCCAAGTTCGCTTGGAGCGGGACGAACCTCTCCATCACGGACAACTCGGGCTCGCCTTCTTCAGCCGACGTGGTCGCGAACATCCGCATCTTGGGCGATTCCCGCGGACTTAATCTCTCCCGACAAGACGGGACGGGTGGGTCTGTAACTATCCCCATCGCCGACGACGGAGTGTTGTTCGTAGCTTTACCCGCTTCCGGCAACCGCACTTATTCCGGCATCGGCTCGGGCGCGACTAACTTTCAGACCGTAACGCGGACTTCTTACGTCAACTCCGACACCAATTATTGGATGGCCTTCCGTCAAGGCTCGAACATCTACATCCGCGGTCAAGGCGAGATGTTGGCCGGAGAGTCGGGTGGGATCGGCGACACTGTTCCACAGACACTCTTAGATAACATCGGTTTAGCCGACGAAGTGACGCCGGCTAGTTACTCCTCGAACATCCGCGGAACGCAAGGTCAGTCCATCGTGGCGAGAGCCGGGATCTTGACCGACGCCGTTGGCGACGAGCAAGAAGACCGGTCGGGATACCTCCGTTCTGACAACGTAGTTCAGTGGACCGGTACCCAAGTTGTATTCACGTCGGACATCATCCTCGAGTTCTTGAACACGAAGTCTGGTACGCTCACCCAACACACCGTGGCGACCGCTTCTTCCCCCATCACCGTGAACAACGGGGAATCGGTCTACGTCCTCATCAACCGAACTTCGACTTCCGAGACCTTGACTCCGGTGCGGTCGTCCATCGTGCCGATTCCGGCTCAAACGTCGGCGAACAAAGACGTATTTGTTTTATTCCGCCGGGTGGATGTCTCGACTCAACACTACCTCCACATCCCGTTCCACAAGCAAGTCTTGAACCCGGGTCAAGCCGTTCGCTTGGGTGCCTCCGGTTCCGGTTCGGGCGGCATCTTCAAGGTGCAGAACGTAGACGCCATTTCGACTACGCTCCCGACTGGAGCTTCGGTCACTACGGACGGTTCGGTCGGAGTCAACGGGGACTTGGTTCTCTTCACTAACTTATCCTCGAACAACAACGCGGTGTACCAGCTCTCGGGCGTAGGTACTTCAATTTCTTGGGCGATTCAGAACGCGTTCAACAACGCTTCGGCTCCGACTTCGGCTGATTTAGTCGTAGCTCAGAACGGCACTAATTACGCCAACGTCATCGGTGAGTTCGACGGGACGATTTGGTCCTTCAACTCGAAGACGAGATACTTCCAAGGACTCAATTACTTAGAGCAATCTGGCCTCCAAGCCCAGACTCTCTTGGACAACCAAGCGAGTCCGGTCCAAGTCTTCTCGGTCTTGGCTACCGGCTCCGAGAACTGGATCATCGACTACTCCATCCTCCGCAACGGTCTCAAAGAGACGCAGACGATGTGGATCACCCACGACGGCACCAACGCTTTCATAGCGAACGGCGGGGCTTTCTCGTCCTTGGTCGGTATATCTTTCTCCGCCGCCATCGTGACCGGAAACTTGGTTCTCTCTTACACGTCCACTTCCACTGGGTCCAACGCCTCGATGAAGTACGCGTCTCGAAGATGGGCCGACGCTACGGGCGGTTCGGGTGGTATCCCGAGTTACTCTCCTTCCACTGTAATCGTAGTCGACTCAGTCCAACTCGGCTCGAGCTTGCAGATCGGCGGCTCCAACTTTTTAATGAACCAAGCCTCGGTCAACACGACCGACGCTACGGTCACGACGCTCCAAACGGTTGGAATTCCGAGCAACTCCGCGGTCCTCTTGGAAGCCAGAGTCGTGGGTCGCAGAACGGGTGGTTCGTCAGGCGCCGCGATGGACGCGATGACTGCCATTGTTACAGCCCGAGCCAAGAACGTGGGCGGTACGGTAACTCTTTACAACGTGACCTCGAACGAGTCGGCCGACCAAGCGTGGGTCGTGGACTTCGTGGTCTCTGGGGCGTCAGTCTTGATTAAAGTCACGGGAGCGGTCAACAACAACGTGTCGTGGAAGACGACCACTTTGACGCAAACTATATAAACTTATGAGTAAAGCATTCACAATTCGCGACGGTGCAGTATCTCTCGGGACTCCGGTCGCTTCCGCGGTCTTGGCCTTGATCTCGACTACCCAAGGGTTTTTACCCCCGAGAATGGGAACAGTCCAACGGAACGCCATCGTTTCCCCGATCCAAGGCTTGTTGGTCTTCAACACCGACACCGACCAACTTGAGTTCTTCAACGGTTCGACTTGGCAAGGCGTCGGGGCAATCGCAGCTGGGACTATTTCCAACGGCGGGAACGGTTTTGGGTCCGCGATAACCATCGGTTCTACCGACGTCAACACTTTGTCTCTGATCACGAACAACGTGGTCCGCTTGACTCTCGGCACGTCGGACTCTACTCTGCAAGTCCCGGCCTCGAACAACGCGACGGCGGTCAACACCGCCTTAATCGCCGGTTCGGGTTTGTCGGGCGACAACGTCGGCGGTTCGGCTAAGTTACAAGGCGGAGACGGAGTCGGGATCGGCTCGGCCGGAGACGCCATCATAAACGGGGGTCAATCCTCGGCGGCCTCCAACGCTGGAGCCGGTGGTTGGGTCCGAATCACGGCTGGAGACACGCAAGGCGTAACCTCGGCCAACGGTGGTACGGTTCAAATCAAAGCCGGAGCTTCGAAGTCTCTGACCGGCGGGAACGTCTTGATCCAAGCCGGTAACGCGATTGCGGGCAACGGCGGCGTAGTTCAACTCACGCCCGGAACGACTTCCTCGGGAACGCCAGGAAACATTCAGTTAAACGGTCGAATCACCGGTACGGTCCAAACTTTGTCTTCTTCGGGTACCATCGCGGGCAATACCTTCTTAGTCGACGTGGCTCTGACGTCTTCCCCCATAACCGTAACTTTACTCAGCTCGTCGTTCGTCGCCGGTACGATTCTCTCCATCAAGGACAAAAACTCCTTGGCCGCGAGCTTCAACATTACTTTGACTCCGGCCGGTGGAAACACCATCAACGGTACGAGCTCTTACGTGATGTCCACCAACGGAGCGGGCGTTCTCTTGATGTTGGTCGGTTCGGATTGGCAAATCTTGAGTCAAACGGCGGTATCTTCGGCCGTAGTGATCGGGACCATCGACTCCCAAACGAAATCCTCGGACGGGTTAGTCTCTATCGGTTCAACGGTTTACGCTCAAACGGCGGATGCAACTCACCCCGGGTTGATGTCGACCGGAGCTCAGACTTTCGCCGGAAACAAAGTAATCACCGGATCTTGGAAGTTCGGCAACTACCACTTGGAACCAGTAGTCTCGACGACGACCGTAACTACTTCCACCCTGACTCTGGACTTGTCTACGGCCAATTACTTCTTGTTGTCGCTGCAGAGCAACGTGACCTTGACTCTGACGAACCCACAAGACGGAGCGGCTTACGCCTTCGAGATCGGTCAAGCTGCCACCTTCACGAACAAGAATGTGACTTGGCCTGCGTCAGTCAAGTGGCCCGGTGGAAATGCTCCCACCATCACTGGAACCGCGGGCGGACTCGACTTAATCAACTTAGTCTGGGACGCCCAAGACTCTATATTCTTGGGAAGCTTCGCGCAAGCGTACGCGTAAGGATTAAACCAATGAGTTTACTCCACATTACTCCCATAAAGTCGCTCAACACCAGTTCTCTACCGCCGCAGCAGTCCAGCATGGCTTGGTGGATCCGGGGAGACAAGCGTACTACGTTGTCCGGGAACGTCTTGACCTTCGTGGACAAGGGTCCGCTGGGAACTACCTTCAATAACTCGGGCGGAGCTGGGTCCATCACCGTAGCGGCCGGAGACGTCAACGGTCGGGATGCATTCCACATCGTGGCTCCCAACCAAGCCAACGACGCAAACACGGTATTCTACTCTCCCAGTCAACCCTTCTCTTGGGCTGGCGTAATAAAGAACACCACTCTGGGAACGGGCGACTACACTGTTCCCTTCACCGTAGCCGGAGTCGACCCAAATAACTCCTCGACTTTGTTCATGTACAACGACGGCTCGGACGTGATGATCTACTTCCAGTCCGGCAACGGGACGATCACCCACATCACGGCTTCCATCGCCGGTGTGTACACGGCGTACGCGACTTACGTCTTCACTTACAACGGCGGCGGTCTGAGTTCCGCGGCTAACTATACTTTCTTGTTGAACGGGGTCTCGCAAACTTTGAGCTCAGGAACGGCCGGCGGCGGGGACTCCAACGCCAACTCGATCGGGAACCAGAGTCGCGCTGGAAGTCAAGACGGGATGTACGTGGCTGAGAACATCTTTTGGACGAATTACCAGCTCACTTCCCCGGACACGACGCAGCTCCTCAACTACTTTTACGCCCGATACTTATTGTAAGTTCCCCGATAACCATTTTCGTGGTATCATCGGACCATGAAGAAGCACATCGACACTTTAGTCGCCGGGTACGAGCGCGACATCGTTCAAATCAACCAAAAGCTCAACGCCATCGAGATCGCCAAAGTGGAGTTGCAGACTAATCTCCAGCGCTTGCAAGGCGCGGTCGCGGGGATGCGGGAACTAGAAGCCGCAGCCCGTCAAGCCGAGATCGACGAGTCGAAACAAGAAACTCCCAGCCGCCTCGAGTTGGTCGAGAAAGAAGAAGTCGAGACCGATTCCCAGGACAAAGCCGTTTTAGATCTGTAAAGTTAAGTCGGCAGAATAACTCGACTTCCCGTCCGGTACAATCTTAGGGTTGACCTCTTAAATCCTCGATTGTATGGACGGGATGTAAATGGCTCTGAATTTTTGGAAAGTCGCTAAAGGCATCTTCTTCACCCCTCAGTCGGGCACTCCCTCGAGTCCCAACGACGGCGACGTCTACTACTCCTCCGCTCTCTCCAAGTGGCAGTTCCGCGAAGGCTCGCTCTGGAAAGGCCTCGGTTCCGGTTCTGCCGGCATCAACTACATAACCAATCCCGACGCCGACGGCGGCACGTCCGGATGGAATTTATTCAAGGACGCTGCGGCGACTTCTCCAGCCGACGGGACGGGTGGTTCAGCTACCCACTTGAGCATCGCGACTTCTGGCACTTCTCCCCTCCGCGGTACTAATTCCTTCGTTTTGTCTAACTCCGGTTCTACGTCAGCCCAAGGCGAAGGCGTGTCCTTCGACTTCACCATCGACGCCGCGGACCGAGCCAAGATCTTGGACGTCTCCTTCGACTACACTATTTCCTCGGGCGTCTTCCAAAGCGGAAGTCAAGGACCGAGTCTCCAAGCTTCCGACGTCACGATGTGGATCTACGACGTCACCAACGCGGTGGTCATTCAGCCCGCTCCTTACGTCTTGACCGGGAACGGTTCGGGGTCTTACCGGTTCTTGGGGAACTTCCAGACCGCCTCGAACTCCACGTCTTATCGTCTCATCATGTTCGTCGGCACCACGAATACCTTAGCTTGGGCCTTGAAGTTCGACAACGTCGTGGTCGGTCCCCAAGTCTTGGAGTTCGGAGCTCCGGTCACTTCGCCGGTCGCTTATCCGTTGCAAATCATCGGTTCGGTGTCCAACCCGACTAAGGCGACTACTCCGGACACCGACAACGCTACTTGGGCTAGGTTCGGCAAGTACATGTACGTCCACTACGAATACTCCGCTTCGTCAGCGACTGGAGCGGCGGCTGGATCTGGGACTTACTTGTTCCCACTTCCGGCGGGTTACGTGTGCGACACTTCGACCTTGTTGCCGGACGGCGGACAAAACGGTGGTACCGTCGGAGCCGCTCAAGTCGGGACTGCCACGGACAACCTATGGGGTGCCGTAAAGCTTTGGGATGCTACGCACTTATCCATTGAGATCGGCAACAACAACGTCGCCAAGGGTCAAGTCACATCCACCAATTATCAGCTCACGACGACTGGTCTCAAGTACTCCTTCGAAGCGATGGTTCCCATCCTCGGTTGGGAGTCCAACGTCCAGATGTCGCAAGACGCTTCGACTCGGGTCGTTACCGGTCGGTTTTACTTGGGCACCAACCAAAACATTACGCAAGGTGGCTCTCCTAAGACGGTCTTAATCGACTCGGCTACCTTCGACACCCACGGTGGGTTCAACGCCGGCTCGAACGGCTACGTAGTCCAAGTCCCGGGTTATTACTCCATCTTCGCCCAAATTCAGTACTCCGGTGCAGTCGGCGGGTACCGCCAACTAGACATCACTCAGAACGGCGGGTCAGTTTCTACGACTGCCCCGTTCCCCACGGATACGAACGGAATCGTGGTCAGGTCTGAAGCTACGGTTTATTGCAAGGTCGGGGACTTGATCGGTCTCATAACGTACCAAAACTCGGGCGGCACCTTAAGTCTCTCGGGCAACGCGCTGAACACTTACTTTCAGATCAATCGACTCGCGGGACCTGAGTCCATCGCGGCCTCAGAGAAGGTCGTCTGTTCGTACAACTCGCCGTCGGCTCTGACGGTGACGACGGCCAACCAGAGAATCTTATTTCAAGTCAAGCAAATCGACACCCACGGGGCTTACAACCCCGCGACTGGACGATTCACTTGCCCAGTAGCCGGATTGTACAAAGTCTCAGCCTTGCAAACTATGGGTGGTGCGTCTTCGGCTACCGCCGTCGGTGGTGCCATTAACTTATCGGCCGAACAACTGGGTAGCTCTTCTTCCTCGGCTTTGTTGGACCAGTTCATCTTCCAGCAAACGGCGTCCAGCACGACGGCGGCTTTGTCGGGTGAGATCTTCTTCGACTGTCGAGCTGGTGATACCATCGACGTCTACATCGCACATACCGCGAACGCCAACGATGCAGCGATTCAGACCAACTCGAACAACCGCATCATGATCGAGAAGATGAACTAACCCATGATTTCTTTAGACGAAATTCTAAAGGGGGCGAAGCTCAGCGACCAGCCCGAAGAGATCCGAGTCAACCTCGTGGCGTTGTTGGACAAGCTCAATCAGATCCGAGTCAAGTGGGCGAAACCCATGACCGTGACCTCGGGTCTCAGGACCCCGGACGACCAAATTCGGGTGTACCAAGAGAAAGCCGCTAAAGCCGGAATCCCCTTCGACCAAAGCAAGGTTCCGATGGCTTCCCGGCACATCCACGGAGACGCCGCGGACATCTCGGACCCCAACCGGGAACTCCAGACTTGGTGTCTCGAGAACGAGGCGTTTTTGGCGCAAGTCGGTGTTTGGATGGAAGATTTCAGCGCGACTCCCAACTGGTGCCACTTCCAAGGGTCGCCACCGAAGTCCGGCAAACGATGGTTCATGCCCTGATATAATTGAGGTACTTATGGCTAACTTTATCAAGCTCGCTTCTTTCGACTTAACTATGACCGGTTCCGCGATCAACCTCAAGGGCACTTCGTCTTGGGACTTCGCCAAGGACGTGATTCTCCGTTCCGACTCGGGCAACGCGGCCGACGACATCAAGATCGGCGACGTGAACGGTCAAAGCTACCCTTTACCGAAAGCTGGTCCGGACTTGAACGTCGGGACCATTACGAACCGGATGAGTCAATCGGCCAAGTTCGACTTGAAGAACATCTTCGTCTCCGGTACGGCTGGTGGCAAGCTCCACGTGTTGCTCGTCGATCCCTCGGCGACCGGTCAAATCGAAGACTAAGGATTACAGTCCGGGATCGAATCCTCTCCCGATGAGAATCGGTGAAGAAATCCCGGTATTTACTTCGGATCAAACGATATTTCAAGAGAACGAAATATTGAGTTGATTGACAATAAATTATTGATTTTAAATGACTTCTCCGGCGGGCGTCCAGACTAACTGGACCCGATTGTGGTGACGACCCAACGGTGGCTCACGAAGACGGCGGAACGAACGCGTCGCTGAGTTGACCCTGAAATAGAAGGGAACCGTCCGGAAGGGATTTATCGGTAGTCGCTCCTCGAGCGGGAGTCCAAGAGATCTCCATCAAAACTCTAGTGCGATAGACTAGCTACGCGCCCGGTTTCCGTACCCGGGATTAGACAAAACGGATAGGCTCAGTCTTCGGACTGGGCCTTTTTATTTTGAAGTAAAGTCCAGCGTTCGAGCATTACTAACTCTTGATGATTCGGGAAGTAAGTTTGAAGTACGACTTGACTCCGGCCTACACTTGACTTTGAGTCAAGCCGGCGGGCAACTACAAATTTTTTAGAAGTTCGGTCTTGACAAACTGCGAGGTAGTGTTTAGTCGCGGCGTTGAGGCTAGAGTGAACTCCAAGATTCGGAACATTGATAACGCCCGGAGTAACGCGGTCTAATACGCGAGTGACTACATATACGTACTTCATTTCTTGAACCACGGCTTTGCGAACACGTTGGACAACCTGGAAACTACTTCTAAGTCCACGCTAGACGGGAAGTGCTTCAACAACCGCCGAGCTTCTTCTCGAACGGACTTGGGAACCCGCGGAGTCTCCTTCGCGTCCATCAACCGATAAAGGAACGACTTGGTCTGGAGTACGGCCCGAGTTCTCTCATTTGGTAGAGTCATTTCGAAGGTCTCCCGTCGCACAAGACCACCAACAACATAAACCCGGCGAACAAGATGATTGCGGCTAAGAGATCCATTAGTTTTTCACCATTTCTTCGAACTGACGGACCATGATTAAGTTGAGTCGCATGAGAGATTGAATCACTTCGTCTTTTTGTGTGATCAACAACTCAGCTGGGTCGTTCAGCATAACCTCAAGATTGACCTTCAAGTTCTCCGTTAACAACCGGTGAGCCGCCGTCGACTGACTCCACTCTTCCAAAGTCATGGGTGGATTCTTCACGGTCTCTTCCTCATGTTATCGTCCCACACGATGAGTTCAGCGTTCAAGTCGTCCACTCCGCTCATCGGGTGTTCGAACGAGTCGATCAACAAGCACGTCGCGATCGGACGAATCGAGGCCATTCTGATGGATTCCGAATTCCATCGGACGGTGCCAGTAAACGAACCGTTGGAACACAACACGAATATGACGAAAAGTTGAGTCATTGAACGCTCCACTCGGCTAGCTTACGACCAGACCAAATCGCCCCTCGGTCAGAAAACCAAGGCGGGCAAAAGATTAGGACTATCCTCGGAGTCCCAACTTCGTAGAAATAGATCTCTCGCAACCAGAGCGGTCTGAGGATTAAATTTAGATAAGTGCCGCTCACTCTAGATCTTTCTTCTCTAAAATAGTTCGAAGAGTCTCAAATTTAGAGTTCAAATAATTCAAGTTGACTCTGACTTGGTCCATCTCAGTCAGGGTGCGAGCTTTGAGGAGCGAGTAAAACTCTTCTTTCGAGTCAGCAAAGATTCGAGATGGGTCGTTCTTGTTCAGGCACTCTTCCATCAAAACTTCGTGCCCGATGTTAACTATTAGTCGGGTCTTAGTCTCGACTACAACGGAACATTCCCATGGATGGAGACCGACCACGGACTCGATAAATACTTTTTGTCCTGGATTTCTCATTATGCCCTCCGCTTCAACCGAGCTAGTTGATCCCGACCGCGGGCTTTGCACTTCATCCCGCGCTTGACCATGATCTTCCCGTTCGAGCGGTACATCATCAAGGACTTGACCGGCAAGATCGACATCACGTAGAAACAGTCGTACCAGTGGTAAACGAGTGTAGCGAGTAACCGCGACTTCGTTTGAAAGCGGCTCGTCGCGTAGAGCTGGTCCCACTCGTGGCGTTCGTAAACTACGTTCCAGATTGACTTAGTCTTCATTTCAAGAACTCCTCTATCTCTTTGATCAGTACGTTAAATCCGGGCGCGTAATCGTCAATCACCATCAAAGCCTCGTCTAACAACTTATTAGCCTGTTCTTTGATGTCCTTGTCCTTCAAGAACTGCTCGTTGTAAGCTTTGTTGCGCATGTTCTCGTACCGAACAGTCTCCTCGAGCTCTGCGACTTTCTTCAATATTTTGGTCAATGCCGTACGGGCTTGTTCTGCGGCCCGGAGTCGAGTGAGTTCGTCTTGGAACATCGGGAAGTCGTCTTGAGTGATACTCACTTCGACGACTCCTTGAACCGCTCGATGACTTTCATCAAGGGTCCAGCCAAGTCACCGGATTGGTACACCGCCAAGAACAATACCGAGGCACCCTCGTCCGTGCCGTCGACCGGCTCGTGCAAGAATCCCAACATTTGGTTGGCTTGGATGCCGTAGTCCGAGGCGAACTTCACCGTGCGGTGGAGTCTCAACAACCTTACACCCTTCGGCGCTTTACGAAGTTCTTCCATGGACATATTCTCCCACGTTAGAACTCGTTCGGGAGTAACACCCATCAGAGCCGAGACTCCAGTGAAAGAGTCCCAAGCCCAAGTCTGCAAGAACTTGACTAAATCTGCGCCCGTCATTTTCTGCCCTTTTCGCAAGATTGTTTAAAGAGCTTAATCGTCTCCAAGTCTTCGTCAAAATGAATGGGACGGTCAGCATCGCCGGGTCTGTATGTGGAATCTATGGCCGCTACTCTAACTAGAGAGAGAACGAGTTTGTCGCACTTGGCTTTACTACCGTGCACGTTCAACAACATTAGCGCGGTGATGAGTTGAGAAATCATTTTGTCCTCACTGTCTTTAAAAGGATTTGCCGAACTCGCTCGCGGGTGACTTCGTACTTTTCAGCCGCAGCTTGGATTGCCAACTCAGAACGTTTCGGTGATATGCCGTAGAACAATGCTATGTATTGACCGCGCGTCATGTTCACTACCTTAAGGTCCCGCCGCGACAAGGCCTCGAGTACTTCCTCTTTACAAGGATGGTCGTGGGTCAACCGAAACCACCAAAAGTAAAGTTTTAGAGCCATCAGTGATAACATATCTTGTCTCGAATAAAAGTGACAGTCTTTTCGTGGTTGATGGTGATAGTTACTGGCTTTCCGACCTCACCCTTAACTTCCTCAAATGACTCCACGATGTCTCCGGTCTTGAGACCTAGGCTTTCGCCCACGTATCCGTGCGCAACGTCTCCCACGACGAAGAACGTTGAACCCTCGGCCATCGAGATGGTGACTCCTAAGCCCCCGTAAAACTTACCCTTACAGTCCTTTCCGGCGGCGTCCCGGTCGCCGGTCTTATCTTTGAGCAAAACTATGGATGTCTCGGCGTCCTTCTTCGGGGCTGGATCAAACTCAGACATGTCAAAAAGTTGTACACTTGACTCCGCGGATTGTTCTTGACCCGAACCGCCCCCGCAACCTCGGGGTCCAACTAAGACGACGAAGAACACCAAGTGGCAAAGAATTGAGTAAACTACGAATCTCATTGCCCATTCACCTTCGAGGTGAACTGGACCCACTGATAAACTTTGACTTGACGCTTGGCTAGATTGAGCTTGTTGTAGATGCGGATAGCAGCTTCGCGCTCGTGACGCGGGGTGTTGGGGTGGTCGATCAAAGCTTTGAGTTTCTCGATTTTCGCGTTCATACGTTGGTCTTTCTGAGGATAACCTCGAACACGGGTTTACCAAGCGCGATCATAGCTTTCTTCATCGAAGAGGAGCCAGGACTCTCACCGTCCCAGATTAACAACAGCGCGTCTGAGTACTCTGCCATTTTTCTGTTTCGTTTGGGACCGGCTGACCGACCGTGTTTTCCCATTCTGCCGGGAAGCGCTTGACCGGGATGCTCATGTGAGAAGCCCAGTGTTCACCCTCCGAATCAACGCCGTGCGCAGTTCCAGAGACGATCTCAGTAATCGGACCTACGGTGTACGGCTCTAACAACCGAATCGCTCCATCAATGAAACCGATGGGCGGAAACAAGTCCCGGGTACCGGCTATTATGAGACGCATCTTTACCCCTTCAAGATCGTGAGTTGAGCGCGCACTCGGTCCAACGTAATCCAAGGTTCGGTGTAAAAATCGTCGGCTTCGTCCTTGACCACGTTGAGGTTGATCAACGCTTGGTTGAGGCGCATCCCGGGATTTTCTCGCAGATACTCCTCCACCAGTTTCAAGACTTCCAGACTGGAACCGAGACGTTTTGCGTCGAAGATCGTGTTACTCATTTGTTATTCCTCCGTAATTGTGATTTTAAAGGGATTCAACTTAACTCGAATTAGGCACGCGTCGCACAGATGACCAATTAGTCTGACGTCAACGTTGCGCACGCAAGCCCAGTTTTTGGGGAACAAATAGTGCGCGCCGTTGTACTCGGCTTTCACCGTAACTTTGCATCCGTCACACTTGAACTTGTGTATCTCGCTCATGAATTGGTTCCTTTCCTTGCGACAAATCGACCATTCGATTGCACTCAAAGCATCCTATAGTCGACGGTGAGTATACCCGCGCGCATTTTGGGCACTCCCAACCTTGTGACACGGTCTGACCAGTCATAGTGGGCAGTTGACGCGGATACAGTGGTATTCCTGGACTAAATGATGGCGTCGGTACCAAGGGATTGCAACGCCAGCAACCACCCGTCACTCCACAATTAACTGGGCAAGGTAGCATCACTTGCAATTCTCCATGACGAATTCGGCTTGTCCCTGAGCATCGTCGAGAGCGTTGTGCTTGACACCAGACTTGATCAAAACTTTGGAACCTTCAGGAGCGCAGAAACGTTTGAAGGTGCGCAAGTCCATGACCTTGTTGTAACCCCAAGGAATCTTGACTCCGTAGTCCCGGAACAAGTTCTCCATGATGGAGATGTCGAAAGTTGAACCGTTGCCCCACACAAATGCGGTCTTGTTCGTGGCAGTGAACCACTGAACGAAGGTGTTCAAAACTTCGATCGTCGGCTTGGCTTTCTCGTGGAAGATGGTCTTAGCTGCATCTTCTTGCCCCATCCACCACTTCAGCGTACTGGCTGAAATTTCACGGCCCTTGTCGATCTGGTCTTGCAAGTCCAAGATCATGTAAAAAGTGGGTCCGCGTTCTTTCGTGAACGGGTTGAAGTAATATGCTCCCAGACTGACCACTGCCGTTTGCGGGGTGGTCGAGAGCGTCTCTAGATCGATCATCAAGTCGGTCAACATCGGGGGTCTCCTATATAACTTGCAAGTCTTTCAAACTTAGCGTGTAAATTTTACCGTCGTACGTGGAGATCACTACGGCATAAAACTCTTTTTGCTCGGGGTGCCAGACCGTCTCCCGCCATTTGAACGGGACGTACGAAAAACCATTCTCTGCCTTGAACACTTGGTCGAGCTCAGGCGTTCTTATTTTGACTTGAGTCACTTCTTCACCTTCGTGATGCGATAACCCTTCGAGGTCAGGTAGATCAAGAAAGCTTCGATTACGACAGTTATATTGTCGCTCTTCTTCGAATTGACGAATTCTTTGACCGCCGTAGCTCGTATGACCCCGTGGTCCCAAACTGTGAGTTCGTCCAAGTGCCAGTCGTGGTGGGCATATTTTTGTTCGCGTTGCAGTTCAGCTGGACTTTTCATCCATCCATACTATCGCGAGCGGGCAAGAAAATACACGATTAGTTCTTGCGACCGTTGCGCTTGGGATCCCACTCGTCGAAAGCGGCTAGCGCGGCTTCTGCGTCGTCACTGGCGTTTAGATTGACAGCCTTGGTCGCCGGCTTCAACTTAGCTTTCCGCTTGGCTGCTTCCAGTTTGATTGAGTTCAAGACTTCGCGTTCGATTTGTTGGCGGAATAAGACTTGGGCATCTTGACCCAGATAAGTCGCGCCAGAGTCGTCCTTGAGGTAAGAAGACGTGAGTTGGAGTTCGGGTGCGAACAAGCTGAGCTTCAAGAACCACAAAATCGCCGACGGGATGTCGAGCTCCAGTTGGAACGAGATCATGATCAGTCCGTCTTCGCCCTTAGTCGCATCCGGTGGTGAGAAGATAAGCTTGAATACCGGGAAGTCTCCCTCGAAGAACTCGTAAATGTGGCCGTGCTCTTGTTCCATCAAGAGGTCGGTCTCAGTGAGGATCTGGTCTAGGACGGATTCGAAGAAGTTGATGTCAGTCACAGTCGCCTCTTACTCAGCTAAAATCGCCAGTCTGCGGTAAAAATCCTTCAAGTCCTCTGTTTTGTTGAGGGCGTGATAAATCATTTGTAGAGCGAGTTGGCTCTTGTTGAGTCCAGCTTCTTCCGCAATCTTCATGAACTCGTCGGCCACTTCACCCTTCAAGGTAGCGGTCACGGTAACTCGACGGTCGCTGTAAGCTGCTTTAGCCTCCAGAGAGCGGAGTTTTAACGGTTGAAAAGCTTCCGACTTCTTGCTCAACTTTAGCGAACTCATTTAAAAAGTACTCCCGTGCCATTAAAGAATCTTGTGGAAACGCCCAGTGAAGTAACGTGGGAATCGGGGCGTAAGGTTTTATACTATCCCACTGCGAGACATCTTCAAACAACAATCTGGCTTCGGTCGACAAAGCGATGGCATCGGCTTGTTTGACACGTCGAGTGACTTCTTCAGTCCACTGAATGCCAAACTTGAGCGCGATCTTTACTGCGAGTTCGTCCTCGATGCGCATGAACTCGGGCAACAAGACCTTGAGTGGAGTCGGTAAGTCGCATACGTAAGCTTCGGTGGCGTCATGCAACAGTCCAGCCCAACGAGCCATGACGTCGTCCGGCCACATTTGGCGGATGATGCGGGAAACTAGTACTGAGTGTTCTGCGACGGAGTACATCGAACTACAGTGACCGGCGTACCGACACATGTGGCTCAGAGCGTGAGCGATGTCAGCGATCTCAATCCTGGAGATTTCACCAGTCTTCGGATCGAACTCTCCGCCGCCGCGCATTTGAATGAAGAATTTCTTCACGCGGTGTATCCCGGTAAATTTCGATACTCGACGGGAATTCCGTTCTTTTGAGCCAGTTCAATGCCGGCGTTCATACCGCGGGACATTCCCCGGTCTTGGTAAACTACGATAGTCTCAGCCAAGATGTTCCAAGTGAAGCCGGCTTCGATGCCGAGTTTCCGCTCTTCGGGTTTGGTATCGTCCAAGATACCAGGTTGAGTGTAGAGCAAGTGCGAAGCAATCGCAGCTTCACCGCGGCGTAGACAATCGGCTACACACGCGCGAGCGTACGCAATGTTCTTCTCAACGTCACCTGCGAAAGGGGACTCCAGAACTACTCGTTTCATGGGACCTCCAATTGCGATCGTACCACAACACAACGGAATTATGACACACGTTTTATCGGACACTCGAAGTTTCGTGCGTAAATCTCGACCCGCTTGGCTAAATGTTTTCCCATGTAACGCGTCCCGACGAACTCAAAATCATGGACTCGACCTACGGTTTTACCCTCGAATAACCTGACTAAGCGACCGACCGCTTGCACGATTACGATCTCCGACTTGCCACCTTGACACATGATTAAGTGGTCCGTAGAGCGCACGTCGATACCCTCGCCTATGACCGAGGAGCCGATCAAGACCCGAATCTTTTTGTCGTTGAAGGCTTGGATGGTCGAGTTGATGACTTCTTTTTTGTCGTCTCCAGAGATGTACGCGTTGCGGATACCACACTCGTTTAGGTACTCGTGGAACACTAGACCCGCTTTGTCCTTGTTCTTGACCAAGATCAAGATTTGCTCGTCGGGTCCAGCAGAGTCCACGATGGACTTCACCTTCATGTACAAGTCCGGGTTCTTGCAATAATTGTTGTCGTATTCCTTAGGATAAGCCCTCGACGGTTTGCCGTCCATGTCGTGGATGACCACTTCCATGGGAGTCAAGTATCCTTCTGAGATCGCTTTGTGCGCTGGGTATCTATAGAGAACATTGGAGAGGAACCCCCACATGTCGAGCGACTTTCCGTCGTTGCGCAAGAAAGTGCCCGTGAAACCGTACCGGTAATAGATGTGGTCGATCTCGCTCAAGAGATTCGTGTACGACGCTGACCCAGCGTGGTGTATCTCGTCGACGAACAAGGCCGAAACGTCGTGCACAAGTTGTTGAATTTCATTAGTTTTCTGAAGACTGGCTAAAGTTTGTACAGTAGCGATTCGGATGGGTTTCAAGGATTTACCGGCTCGCACGCGCGCGGTGTTGATGGTCTCCACCAAGTGAGCTCCGAACCACGACTTCAGCTCCTTCTCGAGTTGCAACCCGAGACCGACCGACGGGACGATGACCAAAGAATTGACAGCGAGTTGCTTCATGATGTATCCCAAGATCAGACTCTTCCCGCTACCGACTGCAGCCACGAAGACCCCGCGTCCCTCGGACAAACCCAAGTTGACCATCTCTTCTTGGTAGTACCGGAGTGTCGGAGGACGGTTGTACCACTTGAGGATGAAGTCATTGGTTGGGACTTTGCGGCAATCGACTTCTGAGAAGACTGAACCTATCTCCCTCAGAGCTTCCCGCACGATGTTCAAGTGACCGGTCGGGAATGAGTCGCCCTTGAACCAACAAACTTCTTCGTTCTCTTGCAAAAACTTTATGCGCTTCAAAGTTTTGAAGTAAAAAGGTGAGTTCTTCTGGAACCGCCGGAGCTGGTTGAACAGTTGACCGAGTTCAGCTCCGAAGTCGTTTCGGTACGTCAAGACTTGGCGCACGAAGTCGCGAGTTTGCGGAGGAACATCTCCGGTTAAGCGGCAATAAGAATTGTGGATCTCTAGGTTCATCAGACGCCATTGTACCTCGGGACCTGGAGTTTTCGAAAACTATTTTCAAAATAAAAAGTTAAGTTGGTATACAATTTGGAGTGAAAAAGGTAAAATAGAAAACGAATAAGATGCTACGCACGGACTCAAAGATGACTATGCAGCGGCGCTGCAGCATATCCAGATAGCTCATTTTACCAGTTGAAATTTTCATATTAAATAAATCCGAAGAAGAGATCAATTAAACTCTAATCCAGTTTAAAAGTTTAGCCAGACTTGCGCGTTGTCTCTTTTCGTGGGAATCTCGAGTCAGAGTTGTTCCGCCGCGGGGAGTTTACAACTTAACTTTTGTTGCAGTATACTATTCCCGAGAGAGGACCCATGACAAAACAGATCATTACTGCCGAACAATTGCTAGCCTCGAAGGCTTCGGGGATGAAGAAACTCGCCGCCATCGTAAAGAGGACTCTCGGTCCCGGCGGTCTTCCCATCATCATCCAACGCGTCGGACAAGCACTAGACGGTTCGCCGTTGGGACCCAAAATCACCAAAGACGGAGTCTCGGTCGCTGAAGAGTGCGCCTCTAGTGACCCAATAGAAGACGTCGTCATCCAAGCAGTCAAAGCGATTTGTCGGAAGACTAACACGGACGCGGGCGACGGTACGACTACGGCCATCGTCTTGGGCGAAGCGATCTTGCAAGAAGCCCAACGAGTTTTGTTGGAAGACCCCACACTAAACCCACAACTCGTCAAAGAAGAGATTGAACGAGCCACTAGAGACGTCATCGAGACACTGAAAAAGGTAGCTACTCCGGTGGTAGACATGCGCGCGATTGCTGAAGTTGCCACGATTTCGGCCAACGGAGACACTTCTATTGGTGAGATCATCAAGCAAGCTTTCGACCACGTCGGAGCTGAAGGTGTAGTTACGGTCGATGAAGGAACCGGCACCGGAGTGACTCTCGAAGTCGTGGACGGGTATCGATTCGACAAAGGTGCACAGTCTCGGTCGGACTTCTTCAACAACAAAGACCGCACCCACTTCGAAGCTGAGAACGCCGCGATCGTCTTATTCGACGGTAAAATCTTGAACTTCACCGACGTAATCCCAGTACTCAATTATTTGGTCGGTCTGGACGAAAAAGGTCAACCCACGAAGAAAATGCCCCCGGTCGTGTTCGTCGCCAACGAGTTCAGTCGCGACGTGATGCAGTTCTTGTTGATTCAAAAAGTAGAGCGCGGCATGCAGTTTTGTTTGGTCGAGGGACCTCATACGACCAACATCCGGACTGGATACTACGACGACTTGGCCGTTTACACCGGCGCAACTCGCCTCGGAAACGGGGCTAGAACGCTGGCTGGAGCGCTAGAAGAAGACATCGGATTCGTGGGCAAAATCGTAGTCGACAAGTACAAAACTACACTTTACGACGGCCAAGGCGACGAAGACGCCATCTTGGAACGTGTGGACCAACTCAAGGCTCAGAAGGCCCAAGCCGAGAGTCCTTACGATGCTTCCATCTTCAACGACCGCATCGCGGCATTGACCAGCGGAGTGGCTAAAATCGGTGTCGGTGGCATAACCGAACTTGAGATCAAAGAGAAGTACGACCGCATAGAGGACGCTCTAAACGCATCCCGAGCAGCAATTCAAGAAGGAATCGTTCCCGGTGGCGGCGTGACTCTACTTCGAATTGCAGCTTCTTTGGGCGACGAGCGCATCGGGGACCGCATCTTGAAGGCGGCCCTGTGTTCGCCCTTCTTTCAAATCCTCGAGAACGTGGGGATTGACTTCCAGAAAGCCGTGCCGCTCTCGGAAGAGATCTTGCGGAACCCCGGTTCGACCTACGACGCTCGCAATAAAAAAGTCGTAGACGCTGTAAAAGCTGGCATCATCGACCCGGTTAAAGTCACTCGGACTGCACTTGAAAACGCAGTCAGTATCGCCGGATTGATGAGTACAGCTGGCGGCGCAATCATCTTTCAACCTGACAAACAACAGTGACCTCTCAAAAGTCCCCCAGATTTAACTCACTCCTCTCATGAGTTTCTTAATCTGGGGGATTTCAATCTCTTGAAAAACAAGGTACTTTGAGACAATGAAAGAATCGAAGATACTCAGCTACCTCCGCCGAGCGGAAGTTGTAGCAGAAAACTCTCCCGACGCCGAGACTAAAGTCGGGTCGATTCTCATTTCCAACTCCACTGGTTCCGTGATCTCGGAAGGTTATAACGGTTTCGTGCGCGGAGCCAACGACGCCATCATCCCTAAAACTCGACCAGCGAAGTATGATTTCTTCATACACGCCGAGTCGAACTTGATTTGCAACGCAGCTCGGAACGGAGTTCGGACGGACGACTGTTTTATTGTCCAGACTCATTCGCCGTGCGTGCATTGCGCCAGACTTTTATATCAAAGTGGAATCTCAACGGTTTACTTCAAGGAGTACTACAATCGCACCCACGAAATCGAGCGTCTCGGAGACCTCGAAGTCAGGTATACACCCTTCGGAAAATACACTAGAATTGACATCGGACCTAAAGAAACAGGGGAATAGCATGACCAAGGTTTACCAACGCGGTGAGATCGTCACCGTATCATTCCAAGATAAAGTGTCGTCGAACACTTTCATGGTTCTAGAAGACACTGGCGAAACCGTACTTCTCAACCACCCGCTCTTCCCAGAATGTCTAATTCGATGCGACAAGTCGAAACTAGACACCGTTTCCCCGAACATCAAAGACTCGATCGAACGCGCCCTCGACTTTGCTAAGAACAACGCCAACTACCTCGACTACAATACAGTGGCTGACTTGGAAGCCTTGTGCATGTACTTCATCATACGACGCAAACTCACCCCGCGTCAAAAGAACATCCTCTCGACCATCAACGGAACCATCGCCTCCATCGTCCTCAACAACGACATCCGCGGTGCCATGGACATGATTAAAGAAAACGCCGGAATCTTGGACGAGTTCAACGCGATGTGGTACCGCAATTTCAGTGGACTTTTTTCTGGTAAGCAACAAATTACCAGTAAAAAACAACGGTCCGCTATCTTCAACATAGCTGGTTTCGTACTGGCCGAGTTGGAGAGACCCGTCGCGCACAATAGGGTATAATTGAAAACACTTTGAACTTGAGCAGGAGAGCTGAATGACCAAGACAGAGATCAAGTTTTTAATGAACTTGAAAAAACGCGGTAAAACTTACAATGAAATCGCGCTCGAGTTTGCGAAAAAATTCGGGGTTAAGAAAAGTCCCTCGGCTCTAGAAGCTACCTTCCGTCGTCACCGTAACGATTATGACCTAGACGGTCTCCGCTCCCATGTTGAAATTAAAGCTGAGGTAATGGAAGAACGCATCCTGGAAGCGTTTTTGGATCTAGTTTCCAAGCGTAAGTATGTTCCAATTCAGGGCGAATTCAGTAATTCTACTGGTTACTCCCTGGAGCAAGTAAAGCGGTACTACGGTTCGTTTGAAAATTTGGAGTCCAAAGCTCGTGAACTAGATTCTAAAGTTTTCGCTTACATCATCGACGAGACACGCTTCAGTGAAGAAGTATTCAAAGAACTCCGTGAGGACATCTCCAAGCACAACCGATTCGTAATCACTACGGCAGTTACAGGTTGTCAACCGCACGAAGACGGTCTGGCAGCTTTGCAAAACTACTGCAAACGCAATAACGCGAAGCTCTTGATTTTGCCGTGTTCCGATCCAGCAACTTCCAAGGACCGCAAATACGCGTTCTCTCTCGATCATAAACTGCCGATGGATGCAGTCGTATTTCGCGACGTAGCTCTGAACTCGAACATCTTTTTGTCAACCATCAAATTGAGCGCCAAGCAAATCAACCCGCTGACTGGGTTGAAACGGTTGGCCAAGCACGGTACTTGTGTCTTGGCTTCGCCCAAGCAAATGCTTGAGCACGTTGCCATGTCGAACAAGAAGAACTTGCCTCGTGCACTCATGACGACCGGTTCAATAACTAAGTCCGACTATAGCACTGACATGTACATGTCGGAACGCACGGCGTACATCGCCGACGACGACCACAAGCTCGGCGCCGTCATCGTGGAGATCAAGGACGCGAAGATTTTCTTCTACCGTCGAGTTGAGATCGACCCAAAAACTGGGGCTTTCTGCGACATCAATAAGAAGTACCTAGCCGACGGGTCGATGCACTACGTCTCGGCTGAGCTAGTCCAGCAACCTGATTGGCACGTGTTGTCTACTGACCCCAAATTTAAAAAGGCAGCTAAAGAGGTTGTATCCGCGGTCAAGCCCGAGTGGATGACTCTAGAAGACTTCTTCGACGGTATTACGATCAACCCGCACGAGAAGAACAACATCGCAGTCAGAGCTATGAAGGTCTTGCGCGGGGAGTTCAGACTGTCCGAGGAACTACGAGCTTGTTCCAAAGAAATTGATGACTTAGCTTCTTGGGATGCAAAGAAGCTCGTCTTCAAATACGGTAATCACGAAGATTTCCTTCTCCGCTGGTTGTCGACCGCTGAGTACAAAGATGACCCAGTAAATCACTACGAAGGGGTTTGCTTGGCCAAAGCGTTACTCGAGGGTGAGATGCCGTTTGAGCACGCAATGCGAGTCCGGTATCCGTTTAAAGCTCAAGACCGTGTCAAGTTCTTAGGCGTCAACGATTCCTTTAAAGTCAACGACATCGAGAACGGGGTTCACGGTCACTTGGGTGCGGGCGGAAAACGTAACCCTGGTATGGTCGGACTTGAAGCTTACGGACCAGTTAACGTTGGCCATAACCACTCCGCTGCAATTCTACGTGAAGTCGTACGTGTGGGAACTGCCACGCATTTGCAACTGTCGTACAACGATGGAGCTTCGGCTTGGACTCAGACTCTAAACATCCAGCACCGCGACGGAGCTCGTCAACTCATTACCGTCATGAACGGCGAGTGGTGTTTGGCTGACATTTTAGAAAACTAGTCTATACGTCGATTCTTCTTGATGGTATGATGATTGAGTAATTAATCATCGGTTTTAGGAGAAACACGACAATGCAAGTAAAATTCGACCTGAAAATTGGTCTCAAGACTTACACCCTCATCGACGAAGTTCTGGATCAAACTGACTTTTTTAAGAAGTTGGCTTTCTACAGCACTCTCCCAGAAGTTGGTCCCAACGGTGAAACAGACTTGACTCTGTCTTACCGCATCGCTCAGAAGCAGTACGAGTACTTCTCGATTGTCTCTCAGCAAGCTGGCATGGAATACAAGTTCGGTCAGTACAAAGAACGCAAAGGCGAACTCTTTGCTAAAGGTTGGGAACCGCTGTACCAAGCTGACGAAACGTCGGAAAACGAAGGTACGGTCCAGACAACTGGTGGACTCGGCGCACCCACTCCGACGCCAGCTCCAGCAGCTCCCGCTCAAAACGCTCCGCGTCCTCTGCAGTCCGCTCCTCGCGCCGTAGCTCCAGCTCCGACGCAAGCAGCACCTGCGGCGGCTCCTCAAGTAGCAGCCCAAGTCAGCAACGTCTTGGCTAAGTTCGGCATCTAAGGGGAATCCATGAACGAGAAGAAACAGAATCCGCTTCGCCGCTTCATTGGTAAGGTCTTGCAACAACAAGGCCAAAACGGGACTTTCTTGAAGATCCTCATTGACAACCCGTCGCCAGTGAAGTTTGATAAAGCTTCGAACACCATGGTAGAAGACACATATAACAAAGGTGTCCTTATCTGGCTCGACAACGAGACTGGTAAGAAGTATCTAGTGAAGCAGTGTAGTGTCCACGGTGTTGGTAAAGAAGCTGCCGCGAAGGGCTTCACCAATTCC